TTCACCTACCAACTCAACGGATCGCGGGTTGCCCATCCGGTCGACGTATTTCATTCGATCGGTGGCAGCCTTCCACGCGGCGCGAGCCTGAACAGGCTGTGTTGTAGGAACTCGAGAGACACGGAACTGTGAAAAGTTTCGGTCTTCCAACGCCCAGGCGAGACGCACATCTAATGGACTAGGTCCACAGCGATGTCCATTCTCGAGCCTGGCGTAATCTCTCGGTACCATGTCGTCGACGTCGTCAGAGAGACGCACGTAGTCGACAGTGGGCTCAAGACCTACACCACCCAACTCTTCAGGTATGTACCACGGGATTGCCACAGAATCCAGCACAGCCCAGTTACTTGCTAGAAAGCACTCGTGCACCTTCAGTCGGAGAGACTGAGGACACGACGACATGAGCTCACGGTGTGCAGCGCCGATCGTAAGACCGCGCTCTATCGAGAACATGTCGCTGACTGTCTGCTTTCCACCCGAACGCTTCATGCCGTTCACAAGGCCCATATTCACATACGGGATCTTGGAGAACTCAGTCGGTTCGCCGGGGGACGGGAGACAGTAGAAACTGGTGGAATTGATGTTAAGAAAGAAGTCATGAACGTAGCATTTCCCGACTGACGGTGTCAGTCCGACCGAACGAGCGATGTCCTCCCAAATCGTTTCGAAGTAGGTAGGAGCAAGAACGAGGCCGTCGTCTCCATTAATGAGACAGGGGAACTGGTCGAGGTGGCAGACAACGCCTGTGGTGAGCTCGAACGCTCTTCGACAGACGGCTGCATTAACAATACAGAGGACGGGAAAGCTGACTATAGAGCCCATCAGCTGACCCATCTTCTGCTCCTCGGTCCAGAGGCGCATACGTTCTTCATGACTCAAGGCTAATTCAGCGTCGATGCATAATCGAGCGAACTCTTCATGGTCAAAGGTGGGATCATTAATCCGATGACCAGTGAGAGCCTTGTGAAATAATTTTCTTAAATCAAGTGGCAAGCCAATACAATCAGAAATTGCATCAACGCATGTCTCAGACATGAGCGGGGACAAGTTGTCCGTCGCCGCTTCATAGTCCAGAGAGTGAAACTTATCGCCTTTTTCAGTCTCGTCTGCAGACCTCGGAAACACATGAGCCAAGAGCTCCGGTGTAACCTCGGGATGACCGAGAAGCGTGAAAATTCGATGCTTTCGCATGATGTTGTGCAAAAACTTTTGTACAGGACGAAGAACGAAGTAAGTTATAGCCGGGCCTTTGGAAATAGTTCTTATTTTCAAAGCTTCGGGGAGACCTTGAAGGTCTACTATAGCCTCTTCGCCCATCGCGACCTCTCGGCACTTCTGATATAGTTCTGAATATCTTACCTCAACAAGAGCACGTAACTCTTGTGAGGGAATGAAGCGATCCGAGTCCGATCCGGTGTTTTTCTCTTCGTCAAGTATTAGACCACGACTGAACACTTCAGGAGAGTTGTCTCCTTTCAGTAGTTCCTCCATTAACGTTCCGAGTGTGCCAAACTCATTGCGCGATTGCGTATAGTTGGCATGCACGGATGGAGCATAGGGGTGGTAAATCTCTCGTTCGGTGATCTTCTTCCGGAAGATCTCGTTGCAAGTACGCCTTATCTCATGTTGCACTTGAGCAACTGTGAGGTAACGAGAAGGAGGCATATCGCGATGTGTCGTCAGCACCCGGAAGGTGCTAGCGACGGATTCCGCGATATCTCTCTTATCGGGTCGAACCATGCCCTTCTTCGCATAGAGGATGGACACGGCAAACGACGCGGCATGCTCAGAGCGGCGTATTATCCTTTCCCAGCGGCCCCAAGTCGATCCGATAAGATGACTAGGGTTGTCCGCACGTGCAAAAGGCTTCTTTGGAAGCGGGCACTCCAGGAATTGTGAGAAATATGCTGCGAGCTTGTACTTCATGAATTTCATCCAACCGCACTCCGCTGAGCATAATTGCCAGTGCTCGAGCGTCGGGCCGGACTGAAATCCCGAAGGATCAAAACCGTATACACGGCCAAGATCCACGAGGGTGAGTAGACACTGGGAGAGTTTTTTCCGTACTACTGGTGAACAGCCAGTAGGGAGGGGACCTCCTACCAATGGTTGGGGTTTGTTTGGGGTTGATGGTGTGCACAATCGCTTCACCGCGGCGAGAAGATCGTCTCGAGTGCCGGATGCGTTCAAAAGACGCAACATTTCGACATGAGAGTTCGATTGATCTGCCTTTGGTGTGCTACACTGTGACGCACCACCCACGAGCTTACCCTGTGGGCTCAGTTTCCTAGTATGCAGAGGAGTTGAACGACTCATCTGGGTGTGGC